TAGAGAATCTAAAAACAGCTTATGAAACTGATAAGAAAACTTTGGAAGAAACCTACAAAAAAGAAATTGAAGAAAAGGACTTTAATTACTGGTTAAATGATGCTTTTAAGTCTATTAAATGTAGGGATGAAATAGCGTTAAAAGCTCATTTAGACATGGAAGCACTAAGAAATAGTAAAGATAGACAAAAAGCTTTTGAAGAGCAAATAAATCCTTTGAAACAGGATAAAGATTATTTGTTTAATGCAACACTAGAAGGTGAAGAGCCTAAAATAGATACTATAACACCAGGGCAAGAGCCTAAGATAAATGATTTTGGTTTTAATTTTACTGGGGTAAGACCTCATGAAAATAATAATAAATAGGAGGAAATAAAATGGTAGCACTAAATTATGCAAAAGAATATTCAAATGTTTTAGCACAAGCATATCCTTATACTTTAAACTTCGGGGATTTGTATGCAACACCAAATAATGGAAGATATAGATGGACTGGTTCTAAAACAATAGAAATACCAACTATATCTACAACTGGAAGAGTAGATTCAAACAGAGATACAATAGCAGTAGCTCAAAGAAACTATGATAATGCTTGGGAACCTAAGGTATTAACTAATCAAAGGAAATGGTCAACATTGGTTCATCCAGCAGATATAAACCAAACTAATTATGTGGCTTCAATAGGCAATATAACAAAAGTATATAATGAGGAACAAAAGTTTCCAGAGATGGATGCTTACTGTATATCTAAAATATATGCTGATTGGACCGCATTAGGTAACACAGCAGATACAACTGTTCTTACAACAACAAACGTATTAGAAGTATTTGATAAGTTAATGGAAAAAATGACAGAAGCTAGAGTACCTGAAAATGGAAGAATATTGTATGTTACTCCAGTAGTAAATACACTTATCAAAAATGCAAAAGAGATACAAAGAACAGTAAATATAAAGGATGCAGGAACTTCTCTTAATCGTCAAACAACTGATATTGATACAGTTAAAATAATTAAAGTTCCATCTAACCTCATGAAAACTGCATATGATTTTACAACTGGATGGAAAGTAGGAGCAGGAGCTAAACAAATCTTTATGTCCTTAGTTCACCCAAGTGCAATAATTACACCTGTTTCTTATCAGTTCTCTAAGTTAGACGAACCAACAGCAGTTACAGAGGGAAAATACTTCTACTTTGAAGAAAGTTTTGAGGATGTATTTATATTAAATAAAAAAGCTGATGCAATACAATTTGTTGTTGAAGGAGCTGGAGCATAATGGCACAAGTAAGGAAATTAAATAGAATATTAACTATAGAAGAGTGTAAAATAGATGATTTCTTAGAGATGGGATATGATTTGATAGATGAAACTGGTAAGGCACTAAAGTATGGCAAGTCATTAAATGTAAAAGATTTAATAGCTGAAAATAATATTTTAAGGTCAAAAGTTGAGTCTTTAGAAGAAGAAAATAAGCAGCTTAAAGAGAAAAATAAACTTACTAAAAAGTAGGTGAAAATTATGGAAAATAATATA